AGTTTCTGCGCAGCCATTAAGCTGGTACCTCATCTCATATTCATCAAGGAATTTGTTAAAGGGCATGATTGCGATCATGTCGAGCGGTTCTGTGATGCTCTCCATCGCCATCCATTGAAGCGGCACCACCGATTGCCAATCAGTGCGATCAAATCGATAGGCCAAAACGGGAATTGATTTAGGGCTTACCGCTGCGCAGGCTTGCTCCCACCACTCGCGCCGATAGACGTTGCCACGAGCATATCGTTTCACTTCTAACGAAACCCCAGGCAAACCGAGTACGTCACAGCCACCGAATGCTGCTTGATCGTAGTTTCTCTGAAGGTCAAAGTCGGGGAAACGATCTTGAATGATCTGCAAGATTTCACGCTCTCCGCGAGCACCTTTTGATCGTGATTTACCGCTCATAGGGATTAGTTCGCTGCGCTAAGTCTCCGACGCCCGCTAGGCGGCGGGACGCCGAAGGCGCAGCGAAAATACCAGTTTTGTTGCAGATGTGCAAGAAATGACACATGAATTTTACTCAACTTCCTCGAAGCGTAACGTTTCAGTGTTCATTTTCATCACGCGGTCACGCGGCCATTTACCGTTGCGCAACATGAACGAAAGCTTTGTCCCGTCCTCATGCTTTGTCAGCATGAGTCCGGTATCCATCCAACCAGATAGACTAGACGCCCCGCGAGCTCCCTCAAAACCATCAGTGTCACGAGCGCCTTTGCGTGTGTGGTGAACCAGCACAACCGCTGGTGGCGTTGTTAAATTCAGCTGTTTCTCGTCGGTGAGCGAGTTTAACTTCTTCAAAAAGTTGTTCACTTCCGCGTTGTTAGACTCGTCGCCCGTAAAGAAGTTTGCCATTGGGTCGACTGCGATGATGCTGGGCTTGATGACCTTTATCAGATCACGCAAACGGTTAAAGTTTTCGGCAAGGTCAATGTCGCCACGATCCGTCCACAAAAAATTACGACGCAAGAGTTGTTGCTGCTGTTCCGAAAATGAATCAAAGAGGGGTCGAAGTCGAACACCGACGTAAGGGCCCCTAATTTCGGCCTGTAGCCACAGAACACGGTGAGGCTTATCCCACCTATAGCCTAGAAACTCGCCACCCACAGCGGCTGTAGAGAGCATCTCAAGCACAAACTGTGATTTACCGATTTTAGGTGCGCCGATTAGAAAGATACGGAAACCCGCCGCAATGAAGCCCTTACCTAAAAATTCTTGCGGTTTGTCGGTTTCCATGTCGAAGGCGTCAGAGATTCCGCGAACCGGAATAGGGCGGTCTTCAGTCGGGGCCCAGCCTTTATCACGAGCACCCTGAATCGCTGTCTTCATCTCACGTAGGGTTTGCTCGTGGCTGTAACCCGCTTCCGTCCATTCTTTGTAGTCAGCGAGGATCTTTTCATCACTGTCGCCGCGAGCGACAGCCTTCGAGGTGTACTGCAGCATTCGTTCATGCCAATCGCCAGACGACTCCTTCTTGGCGACTTGCTTACGCCCCTCTAACGCTGCAATGTGCTGCACACCGAGCGTTGGCAGGTCTTCAAACTTCCAAAAATCCTCGTCAGATTCCCAGCTGAGTTGATATCCAGGGCCAGCAATTATGATGTAGCCGCCTTTGCCTCTGGTATCGATGCCATTGAATTGGCCAGTGGGTAAAACGAGCTCTGGGTCGGTGGCGTAGTAACGATGCTCGCCACCACTTCGGCTTATGGCCTTCAGTGGTGACGGTGGTAGATTCTCAACAACCCACGGTTTTAACGAGTCGTCTTTGTAGCTGTCGATGTCGATGACGTTAAAGTTTTTGCCCGTCACCGCACCCCAGTAACCATCGTGGTTCCTAAACCAATGCGCCAGCTCGATCTCGTTATTGGGCCGCTGTTGTAGATCCTTCCATGCGCCTACAAGGTCTGTGCGTGGCCGCTTGTCAGGGCCGCAGGGTAGAATCGTAACATCGTATTCTTCGACCAGTTCTTTCAGTGCGGAGCGCAGGTCATCACCCCCCACTTGCTTCAGTAGTTCCATAATTGACACTAATTTCCTTGGTCGCGGGAGACTGTCTCAAATTTGCAACTGCTGCAACTTACTGTATGATGAGTGTGTCAAGGGACTAATAGGAGGCTTTAGTGGCTAAACAACAAACGACGGGGGATCGCTTACGTAATCTCCGCGAGATAAATCAGTATTCGTTGAGATACGTAGCAGGCGAATGCGGTGTAAGTGCAAATACGGTGCTGCGTTGGGAAGAGGGGACTTCCAGCCCAAAAAAGCAGCACATCATTGCACTGGCCGAGCTGTACAACAGGGAACCGAGTTGGATTCAATGGGGAGCCCAAGTCAAAAGAGAGGCGAAGGACACAGCTGATATTGTGTCGGCGCTACCTCTCTTGAGTAAGGATCAGTTAGAAGTAATACGGCTTGTGATTAAGAGCTGGACTGAGAAGGAAGTCAAAAATGGAAATAGCGTTTGAGAGGTTGAGTGTAGACGCGAATAATTGGTTAACAATGCAGATGGACATCTTCTTTCGGGTAGAACCGCACTTTAAGTGGGTGCTGCTAGAGGAAGACGGAAAGACAAAGTTTAGAGTGTTCGCAAACAGCGAAAACAACTTTTTAGGAGTCGACCAAACTTACGACCCGTCAGATGACGAGGATAAGCAAGGTGAGTTCCTGTTATTTGCAAATGTGGGTGACATGGAGGAAGACGTTGCGAAAGCTGTCAGTGAGTACGGCTGGCAGGTTTGGGAAAAGACAATAGAGCAGCAATACCTAACATGGGTTAAAACGGGCCAATGGGGTTGCGATTGTTGTGAGAGCGACAAAATGAAAAGCGTTGTTAGAACGCTACCATTCTACGGGCCCAGCCTTTACTTGGTGTGCGCGAAGGACTTTATGATTAAGAAAGTGCCAGAAGAGTATGTTTCTGAGTTCCTGGTGGCGCAAACTGAGAAGTCCGAAAACGTGATTCAATTGTCCCATTTACGACACAGTGTTTGATTTCTGACACAGACATGACTAATATGTGTCTCCTTAACCAAGGAGACACATATTTTGTTAGAGAAAGCAGAAAAAGGAATACGGTCTGACCAGCCGATAAAATGGGTCTTGGCGGGGTCATCCGGCGCGGGTAAATCAACTTGCGCATCGCAGATGCCATCTCCCTTCGTTGCTGACATAGAAAATGGCAGCAACTTCCTCGACGTATCTCGTATCGAGATCACAAACCTCAAAGACTTTATCGAGCTTTGCAAAGAGTTTGCCGCAGGCAAGCACGAATATCAGACGTTCATCGTCGATAGCTACGACTGGACTGCAAAGTTCATGGAAGAGCAGGTAATTGCTGAAGGCCAAAAGAAAAGCCCTCACATAAAAAGTCTTGCCGATTTCGAGTGGGGCGCAGGTCACACACGCTTAGCTCAAATTAATGATGGCGTCGTTAACTTACTCGACAACATCTACCGATCTGGTTTCAACGTTTGTGTGATCTGTCACACCCACGTTAAAGCCTATAAGGCTGACCCTATGGTCGAGCCTTACCAGAAGCATCAACTCAAACTGCCAGCGAAAGTCGCTGAAAAGCTACAGGAGTGGGCTGATTTCGTATCGCTCGCTTACCACGACGTATGGACGCGAAAAGAAGGGCAGGGGATCGCTAAACGGGTCATTCCAGAGGGTGACCCGTTAAAGCGTTGGTTGATGACAGCGGGGGCAACCACCTTCAACGCGAAATCTCGCACCCCTGTACTAGGAGAAGCTAACGAGCCAGTCGTAGAGCTGAGTTGGAAAGCATTTTGTGAAGGTATTGAACGAGGAAGAAAGCATGGAACTTAAATTAGACGGTTTAGATTTTGACGACTTGGTTGGCGGTGGGGAGCAGAAAAAAGCTTTGCCAGCTGGTCAATACGACATAACGGTCAAAGACGTCCAAGACAGCGAAAGCGATTGGAGCAAAGGCGTTCAGTTAGAGGTTATCGAAAATAAAAGTAAGCGCACATTACGCACTTGGCTAAACGCAATCGACAAAGACGGGGCACCTGATATTTCTGGCCTCAAAAAGACCTTGGCTGCGTTCAAAGCTTTAGGGCAAGACGCGAAGGAAAGCGGTTACATCAACGTAGAGAGTCGCGTTATCGATACGCACGCTGCTCGCGTCCTTATCGGAAAAACTGCAAACGTAACAATTGAAATCGACAAAAAGGGTTATAACAAAATCGCGTTTTGGAACGAAGCAACGAAGAGTAACTCCGACCCTGCACCATCAACGTCTGGCGGTGACAGTGACATCCCATTTTAACCATTGGGCTCTTGTGCTTTCTGCTTCTGCTATCCCCGCCGCAATGAAAGCAGGGTGCGGCTGGCACCCAGCCCGAACCAGCCATGATTAGCGTCAAGCAAACTATACTGGAGCACTACTCCAAGTCAGGGGAAAGACGATCCTACGCAGGGTTGTCGAATATGGGCCTGGAGAAGTGCGCCAGATCAATTTGGATGGATGATCGTTGGTGTCTTCCTGCCATTTCAGATGGCAGGAAGCAGATGATCTTTCGTCTTGGTGATGGTGTCGAAGACATACTGCATAAGGCTTTGCCTAAAGCCTTTGTGGTTACGAACGGCCCAGAGCAGATAGGCGGCAAGTTTATCTCTGGGCATGTCCGTTGGCACGCTGACGACCTTTTGTATTGGGACGACTGCTATCGGTTAGCCGAATACAAGAGCGCCAATAGTCGGCGTTTCAATCGGTTAAAGAAGCTTGGTAGCTATAAGCAGTGGGATAACGGCTATTGGTGTCAGATCCAAGGCTACATGGGCGCTATTAACGAGCAGCACGACTACGACGTAGAAGAGTGCGTCGTGATTGTTGTTAACAAAAACGACTGCGAGATCTATGAAGAGATCGTTCCGTTCGAGAAAGCGGCCTACGAAGAAATCATGGAAAGGGCTGAGTGGCTGGTGAAGCTTGAATCGCCACCACCACCGACCATGACCGCCAGCGATTACCGCGTTAAAAACTTCATGGATGAGGATGACCAAGGTGTATACCTCGGTCACCTCACCCCGAAGCAAATTAACTGCAGAAACTGTCGTTTCTCTCGTCGAGATTTTAACGACGACGATCTAAAGCGTGGGCGTTGGGGCTGCAAGAAACATCGAAAGGTTCTCACCTTCGATGAGCAGAAAGCAGGTTGTAACGATCACGAGTGGATACCAGAGCTTGTGCCCGCAACGCTAATCGATGAAGACGAAATGATTTACCAGCGGGACGACGAACAGTTCCAAAACGGGCCAGATCACATCCCATCAGACCGAATGGCATGGCTGTGCCGTAACGGATGGGTGCAAGACGAAGCACTAGAAATTGCCGAAGCATTTAGCGGCAAAGTGGAGATTTTATGAACACAGATTACATGACGCTGCGTGCGTTCCATGAAAAGTACCCAAACCTGCACACGAGCTTTAACTCGTTAAAAGCAGAGGCTAAGAACCGTGAGCGCAACGGATTCAAGGAGCAGCGGGTCATTATTACCAAGAAACAAGATCCAGAAGCCTCTCGGTCATCTTTGTTGATAAGTCCAACGCAATACTTTGCTTGGCTGGAATACCAACAAGACGATGACTAGGGACTACGAGGTCGATCTCGTGGTGCATCGTTATAGGGATGTGAATGGCTATTTGTCGTTTGAGAGCAGTAGTAAGCACATTCGAGTCTTCGCTAAAGACAAGGACGAAGCGATCTACTTAGCTTGCTTTCAAGCTAAAGATCACGAGCGCCATTTGTGGAATCGAGTGAGGGTGGAGGTTATTAACGTTGAGTGACTTGTTTTACAGAGCGATCTGCGCGTACCAAAAGCACGCGAAGTCAGGCTTCCGTAGAGCCTCGCGCTCAGACTTTGAGGGTAAAGAAGCTCCGGTGAGCCCAGCAGAGGTAATGGCGATACTATTAAAGTATAAAGAGGGACTGCCTGGGACTCACATTGCTAGGTTATTAGATGTAAAGCCGCACACGGTTTACAACACAACGCGGCGGTTTCGTTTAACGACAGTCGGCGACGAGCTGACTTATGAGCGCGATCCAGAGTCTTGGTAAAGACGAGCCAGCGCACTTTTGGCGCGCTGGCTTTCTACGTGCATATATCTCTGCGCCTGACTGACAGTTTTCCAGCCTCCAACGGCCATCAGCTCATCAAGAGCAGCCCCAGACTTTGCTACACGAGTCGCTAAAGCATGACGTAAATGATGGAATGTGATCTTTTCACCATATATAGGATCAGGCTCGCTTAGCCCAGCTCTTTTCTTTGCGTCAGCCCATTGCTTGTACTGTGTGCCCTCAACAAATACGGGCTCGTCACTCACTGCAGCTTTCTTAATCTTGTTAAGAGTATCGTGCGTTATCGGCAATCGTTTCTCTTGCTTGTTCTTTGTTGTTTCAGCGCGGAACACAAGCTCTGCACCAAAGACATCATCCTCTAAAGGTATTACGCAATCCCAAGTGAGCTGCAGCAGCTCGCCACGACGAGCTCCCGTTTCCCACATGCAGCTGATCCAAGCCAACAATCTGTCATAGCCTGCTTCAAAGCAGGCATGACAGATGCGATCAAACTCATCTTGCGTCACGACGCGATTACGACGCACCTGCTTATTGTGTCGATCACTTACGTCCTTCATCGCGTTCTTCGATACCCAACCCAGATCGACAGCTACCTTTAACGCGGAGCTGAGCACGCTTTGGTTGCGATAGAGGGTTTGTGGCTCCCACTGAAACTTCTCTGCGAGTTGAGAGGTGAGTAGATGT